CTAAAATGTATTCTTTAAATTTCATGTCTTCCAAACAAAAAAGCCCGTATTAATTATACAGGCTTATTTATAATATTTAACTACCAATCACCTTCGCATATTTGCTTGGTCTTCGGCTTCTTCTTTACTGAAGATCGGAACTAAGTTGGACTTATGAAGCATACCAATTCCGATAAGTTTCGATCCGGTGTAAATTTTTGGTTCTGCTCTTGGAGTTTGGCTGTGGCCACGAATTGTTTGTAGTTTAGATACTGCATTCTCTTCCGAAAGGCTTGGTATGCGTTGCGTTTCTCTATAATGAGGGTGTTTCGCCGGTTCATATTGTATAAACTCTCTCTTTGGTTTTTTCGTTTTGGGATCAATACCGTGTTTTTTTAACCACGTTTCATACTCTGCTTGCGCTTTTTGCCATCCTGGCTTTTTATTTTGCTTAGGCTTTTTAAAGTGTGTGTGAATAATCATGCCAATTTGTCAATTTTAGGTGATGAGTTGTGTTCTGTCAAATTACCGTTCTTATTATATAATTGTATCACATATGTCTCTATCGCGACAACATCATTCCCCGCCTTATACTCAAAATGTTTGCGTATAGTGTGAATGACTTTGCTGAGTCCAGGAATGTAATCATAACTGGACTTAGTGGAAACAATTGGGTCTATCATAGAAAAGCCGACAAAACAATTACCCCTAGAAATAGATACACGATCCACATCGGATCAATTTCTTTGGGTTTTCGATATGGGCAATCTCTACCTTGTCGGCAATCGAAATTGCAACACTCTTTTTTCATTTAAAGATAAGTAATGCAAGCACAACACTTTGCAAGAAAAATCCAACGCCATTGCTGACCATGTATAATCGATCTTGCTGAATTGCAGAACGAATAAAGAAAAGAAACAAACCAGACCAAATTAACAGAACCATGCTAATAGGCGGCAGTAATACTGCTTGACCTGCAAGTGCGGCTAGTGTAATCGGCACAGTTGATCCGTGAATTAATACAAGACCAATCCAACCGCAAACTTCGCCAAAAGTTTTTACGGTTACAGTCTCAATTTGTTTATACCTTTCCTCGATTCTCTTCCAGAAGGAGTCGGTAGGTTGGTTTAAATTTTTGCCAGAGTCCAGGTTCTCGTCCATACGCTTCAATTTCCCAAGGAGATTCCCAATATTCGTCATCCGTATATTGTTGTTTTTGAAAAGTAACAATGTTGCCTCTTTCATGAAATTTTAGTTCACCTTTAGCGTATTGCTTCACATGAACCATTTCGTGACCTAGCGAGATAAGCATACGCTTGAACCGCTTTGGCCAGTCTAAGTTAATCTCAAACTTCTTTGGTCGACTAGTAATTTCGTCATCGACCGGCATAACATCACCCAAATACCCAGTCTTCTTATGATACTCTCCATGAACATTAATTACAAGTTCAATAGAGTTTACCATGCGCGAAGTCATGAGTTTATTTGCATAGAATAGGGATGCAAGTCTTACCACTTTTCGTTCGAAAGCGGTAAGAACGGCACCGTTTTTTGTCCTCAAAGTGATCTTCATATAAACCCCATCTACAAGCAACATGATACATCATCTAGAGGGCTTTGTCAATACTGTAAAAGTATACAGTTGTTTTAGCCCAACACTCGGTGGGTATTTAGAATTTTGCTGTTGTTGTCGGGCTTGGATATGACAGATCAATGTTAATGTCATGTCCCATTTCATAATGTGAAACAGTCGGAAGACCGCTATTCATATTGTCAAAATTGAAAGTGATTGTATCGCCAGTATATTCTTCTTTCTTTGGTGGCAAACCTGTATGTTGTTCAAGTTCGGCAATCAATGATTTCATCTCTGCTACAATTTCAGGAATAGTTCTCATACTTTAAACCCCTCAAAGTTACGTGATTGTTTTTCTCTCTTACCAAAGTCCGTTTTATCAAAAGCAGGACCATCGTCTTGTCCACTATCCAGTATGTCTGTTTGTGCGGACTGTTCTACATCATAAAGTCTCATTTTTGATCTATCAACCCCTATAACAAATCTTTTATTAGTGGTTGGATCATTGTATCGATTTTTCAATTGCTTGACCATAATCTGATTTAAGTCTTCAAGTTCTTCTGTAGAAATCAATGCAATCATCAAGTCTGCTGTTGCAGGCAAACCAAATGATTCTGAAGTGTCTGTTAGTTCAACGTCTGTGTTTTGATAACCGCCGCGAGTTGTTTGTGTCGCAGATACAATTGGCAAATTACATTCAACTGCAAGTCCACGAAGTTCTTCTGCAATACTCTTAATGTAAGTGTAAGAGTTTACAGATGCACCCATCTTCATACGTGCGGAAGAACAAATGTTCAGATAGTCAATGTAGATGATATCAGGAATGAATTGACGTTTGAGTTTCAAGTCATTCAATAGATGCCTAAAGTGTTGTGCGTTTGCGCTTGCCGTTGGATACTCTTTGATAATAAGGCGACCAGAAGTCTTTTCTCGAATTCTATCAACCTTTGTCATATAAGTTTCTTTTGGAATGCCAGCCAGTCTATCAACTTCAACGTTCATTAAGTTCGCATCAATACGTTCTGCGATACGCTCTTCAGCCATTTCAAGTGTAATATACAAAACGTTTTTACCGATTGAAAGATTGGCTGCGGCACAATGACACATGAACAGCGACTTACCAACGCCAGTGCCGGCAAGAACAATGTTCAGCGACTTTGGAGGTAATCCGTTTTTGGTGATTCGATTGAGATAGTCGAGGTCGAATGGGATTCGTTTTTCGACTTTGTGATAAAAATCGAAACGACTTTCAGCATCATCGATAAAGTCATGACCAACATGATGATCAAAAGAAACCGCGAGAGCATCCGAGAGGATCGCCGGAATCGCACCCTTGTCCAACGTCTGTTTACCATTCTTGTTATCCAAAATTTGAATGGATTGCATGATGCCGTTGTATATTGCTTTCTCTTGACAAAAGCCTTCAGTAGCATCAACTAACCATTTGCTGTCATTAATATCAGAAACCTCAGTCACAGATTCAATCAGTTCAACTGATTTCTTGTGCTGTTCATCAGTAAGATTGATTTTTTTGTCAATTTCAATTACCAACGCTTCTTTCGTTGGCATTGTATTATACTTTGTTACATAATCGCCGATCTGCTCAAACAGAAGTTTTTCTGAAGATTCTGAAAAGTATTCTGTTTTAATGAAGGGCAATACCTTACGTGTATATTCTTCATCCAAGATCAGATGTTTGAGTATCTTTTTTTCCAAGTTCATTATTATATCTCTTCTCCGCTTCAACTAACGATTGCATTAGAATGTCATTCAGAATTCGACCAAGGATAGATTCAAAAGTTTCGTTATCTTTCAATTCCTTGTGTTCGCTAATTATATCATAATCAAACGACATGGTCAATGTTCCATCTGCATTTTCTTCTTCTGGAATGTTAATTGAACCAAAATGAAACTCAACATCTTTAAAATCGCCTGCGAGAATTTTCACAGTTGCCACAACATCTAGATCACGATACCGAACATCAGTCTCGGTGATCATATAATCTTTATTCATTTTCATAAAAATATTCTTCCGGTAATGAAGGATCATCAAACAAAACTAAATTTTTTTTCATAGTTTCATCGTAATGTTGATAAAGTTCATCAAGCACCAAATCAAATGCTATAGTAATTCTTTCATTATCTGAGGTGTGTTCTGTCGTATAATGAGGAATACAATTTTGAAATAATGTTAATTTACCAGGAAGATTATCACTTTCATATACCTCAGGATTGTTTAATTGATTAATTATGTTTATATAACATGTTTTTGTATTTTCTGTCGAAATACAAAGATGTCCACCAAGATAACAGTATTCAGAAACGTTATGTGAGTGTGCATTTATTTTTTCGCCATTACGCAATACATTCGCCCAACATTTTATCCAAACTTTACTTCTTTTTACTTCAACTGTTTTGATGAAGTTTAAATACTGTTTATGAATTTCTTTACGAATTGTTTGAATATCAGAATTTTTCCAATTAAAAACATTGAACCTAGAATATCTAGATGTTAAACTATTGGGTCCCAAACCTGTATATCCATCTACAGAATAAACATTATCTACAGGTAATGTGGAATTTAATATTTCTATTTCTTTCTCTAAAATAAAATTTTTTATTTTATCAAAATTAATATTTGGTATAAACGTTTCTCCCATTACCCATGCATAATTTGGCGCAAAAGGACTTTTTGGGGGCGGACTTTGAAATATGATTATTTTTAAATCATTATTCATCAATAGACTCCGATTCTTCTTTATCTTCAGTATACTCCAAGCCCTCTTGTCCATACAAAAATTCTTTTTTACACGCTTCATCAATCAACGCTAAGATATCAGGCGTGAAATATTTCTCTGGCTCTTCATTAATGTTCTTACCGAACACTTTAGTGCCATTAGCAAGTTCGTATCGTGTGGACACTTTCTTAATGATGCCGTGCTTCTCTGCGATTTCAAGCAAGCCAAAGTATCTATCAAGTCCTTTGCTGTATGTAATCTTCACTTCAACTTGGGAGTTCTCTTTTGTCAAACGTGACTTCTGCAACTTGCAACGAACGATATTACCAACAACTTCAGTACCATCTTTGTCTTTACGCTTAGACAAGTAAATGATTGTAGATGCTGTATATTTCAAACCAGAACCACCAGACATTTCTTTAGTTGGGATGTATGCACCAACAACATCATAAACGTGATTCGTTACAAGCAAAGGCACACCAATCTTAGCAAGTTTTAAATTCAACACACGGAATGTTGCTTTGAGAATTGCACTCTTAGTCATGTCTTTTGTTTCTTTGCCTTCAGCAGTATCTTCCATTTCTTTTGTAGAAGACAACTGACCGAGCGAATCAAGAACCATCATCATTGGCTTGCGTTTTGCTTCTGGTTGTGCTTGATACTTTTCAATGATTTGCAATGCAGTATGACGAAACTTTTGAATTGTATCAGGTTCGGAGATTACAACACGCTTGGTGTCAACACCTCTAGATTCCATCATTTGTTTTGTAACGGCGGCTTCAGTATCAAAGTAGATAACACCACCTTCAGGATTTGCGTCAAGGAACTGTTTGACAATACCTAGCAC